CCCAAGTGGGGTCCCCGCGCGATTGAAAATGTCGCGTACATTTCGTCCCTGTTATCAACAGTGGTCTCTACATCATGGCACGCACGAGAAGTCGGGATATCTACTTTGCGAAGGATGATAAGAAAATCCTTTACAATTCGGATGGTTCCGAGTACATCGTGTATGACCATGGTCACCTCATCCAGAGGCGTGAGACCTGTGTCGATACTCTTTCTCTGACTAGTCCCTATGTCCAGCCCCACGATCTTGCCATAAGCAAATGGAAGGTAGAACCCTTCGTTGCCGACGGTGAGAGAGTGGAAGCGTTCCGAAACGTCAAATACGTGGGCTATGATATGCTCGCACTAAGACGTCCAGAGGACATATCTGCTTTGCACATAACACCCTGGGATTATTACTTCACGCAGGCGATTGCCGGCATGAACCCAGACGTCCCCGTTGTGGACTTGCCCTTGTTCTTGTTTGAGTTCAAGGACTTTCCAGCCATGTTGAAAAACATGGGGGATGTGTTGCTGTTGGAGAAGACGATCGGTAAGAAGACCCATAAGTTGGGTCAGATCGTCGACGGCGTCAAACTCGGCGCCGAGTCGTTCCTAGCCTACAAGTTTGGCTGGGCTCCACTAATGTCTGATTTGGTCAACCTTGGGCACCTTGCCCTTGGCATCGATCAGCGCGTTAGACAGCTGCGCAATATGCAGAAGAGAAAGAAGGTTAGGCGTCATCTTACTTCGACGTCTAATTCTTATGATGGTGGTGGTGTCTTTGCTGCTTCCCCATGGTATGGGGTGTTGCAAACTGACATTGAAGAGAGTACGACGGCTTGGTTTACTGCCAGACCGTACCTTCTCGACGATATGCCGCCATTGATTCCTGACGACAAGACCGCATTGCTACAAGCGATGGGTCTGACTCAGGGGCTCAGCTACTCCACAGTTTGGAATGCTGTACCCTGGTCCTGGCTGGTGGATTACTTCATCAACGTAGGCTCCTTCCTTGAGGCACATCGGGGTTATACCCGATGGGCTATGGGAGATGTTTGCGTTATGGAAACATTCACCCGTGTGCGCTCCCGTAGGGATCACACGTCCGTTAAGGACTCACTAACATTTAGCGGTGGACGGATTTCGTTCACTACTAAACGTCGTCAGTTCCGACACAACCCAAGTCCGAGATTGGCGTATGATCCCTTCCTGAGTGGAGGGCAGTATGCCAACCTGGGTGCTTTGATAACCGCTCAAGCGCTTGGAGGTAAAACCTACAAGTCATGAGCGACTATGGTGAGCAATCCCGCTTACCTTGAACTGGGGTTATAGGCCCCTCTATCAAAAGAGGCACTACTATGGACAATTCGTCCGTTAGCTTCGACTACGATGGCGTAACAATCACTTGCTATCGTACCAACGCTGCGAAGCCCTACGCTTCTCGCTATTTCGGCGAGATCGCTGGGGTTGGCCGCTGCTATGTGGACATCGAACATACCATCCCGGGGCTCAACTCGAGTTCCCCGAATGAGATGCATCGTGTCCAGCTGACCGTCGAATATGTGACGGCCGGTGAGGTGACCAAGACCATCCGAGAGTGGATCGGTCTTCGCACCTACGACGCAGTTCAGGATTCCGCTGATTCGATTCTTGTCGATAACGCGGTTGGTTCCCTCGTCTATTCGGGGACCTTCCTGGCCGACCTTCTCGCCCGCCGCACGTAAGTGTCGTGGGTGGGGAGCCGGACGATGATCGTTCGGGCTTAAGTCAGAGAGCACGTGACGTCATTGGGGTGTTGGATACCTTGATAGGTTCAAATCCAACTACTCCGATGTCGGTGCGTGCTTTCATCTTGCGCCTGGTGATCATCGGTTGCATTACTACATTAGCGATCCTTTCGCTTTGACTAGTGTGCTTCGCCGCCTTCGCAGCTGAAGGAGTCGTGCTTATTTAGCACGTATCGGATGACATCCTCTAACTCTCAAGGAGAAGAAAGATGAACGACAGCTTTGTCGTAAAACTGCCAGTAGGCCTCGCTCCCCTCAACGCGCTACTAAAGGACGCGCGCTTGTGTGGGCTTGGTCTACCATCCGATGAGGATATCGACCGCAAACTCGCGGCGACCCTCACTACCGACGACATAGTCGAGGTGCTTTCCTTAAAGCTCCCAAAGCTATGCAAGGCCTATGATAAAGGCCTATCGACTGGGTCCCTTGACTGGGGCCTGATCGATTCGTCACTGGAAGGCATCCCAGCTATCCTCGACTTTCGGGGACTGCTGGCTCTGTCATTCCACCAAGATGGTGGATGTAGAATCCCACATCCAAACATAGTGTTCTTTACGCGGTGCATTCTGCTCCACGCGAAGAACATTGATCTGCCTTGCCCTGAACAGGCGATAGCAGATTCCGTCGACAAGTTTGTCGATACGGACCTGAAGCTCAGGCCCCCGTCGGGGACCTGGACCAAGGATGTTTGGTTGAAACACCGGCATCGTTTTACCGATGATGTTAGTGGGGATCTTCGACCCCTAGTGGAGGTCCTTCAGGCGGTTTCTGATCGCTTGACTCCTTCATGTGAGGTTGATATCTACTCCCTCAGACCAAGACATGGCCCCGGAGCAGTGGCCGACAAGACCAACGAAGGTGATAAGTACACCTTCCGATACTGGCCAAACAAAATGGCCGGTACATTCTCGTACGAGTACTTCGGTGCCGTAAGCGAAGAATGGGTTGACACTAGCGTAAGGACGAGATCAGGGATTGAGCCCCCGGCGCGGCTGCTCGCCGTACCAAAGGACATGACCAAACCTCGTCTGATTACTAGTGAGCCTACTGCGCACCAGTTCCTACAACAGGGACTGTTAGGTTGGTTTCGTGACAACATGAAATCAGCCCATCGCAGCTCAATCAACTTCCACGACCAGACGCAAAACCAGCGTCTGTGTTTGCAGGGATCGATCGATGGCAACTTAGCCACCGTCGACCTGTCTGAGGCCTCAGATAGGCTCTCATTATGGACGATTGAGCGGGTGTTTGGCGTCAACCAATCACTCCTCGAGTGTCTTCATGCCTGTCGGACCCGTGTTGTTATTAACGGGACACGTGCAGGCAGACACTTTACCCTCCAGCTTCGTAAGTTTGCTGGAATGGGTAGTGCGATGACCTTCCCTTTGCAATCCGTAGTGTACTGCAACGTTGCCATAGCTGCAGTGTTGTACGACCGCGGGTTGCGACCAACAAAGCGCCACATAAGGCGCGTTGGAAGGGAAATCGGGGTGTTCGGAGATGACATCATACTACCGTCATCTTCCGTTCCCACACTGACACGACTTCTGGATTATCTCCAGTTGGTGGTGAATGAGCAAAAGACTCACAACCACGGACACTTCCGTGAAAGTTGCGGAATGGACGCCTGGTATGGCTACGATGTCACACCATGGTATCTCAAGTCTTTCGTGTTAGCAAACGAAACAAATCCTCTGGACTTGGTTTCGTGGGTAGAGGTCGCTAACAATGCCCACTCAAAGGGCTTGTGGCATTTGGCCTCCTTTCTACGTGATCAGGTATCGGCAAGGACTAGCCGATGGATTCCTGTATCAAGGGATCCTCAGGGGTGCCTACATTGGCGCACGTACTCCAAGGGCGTAATCGCATATAAGGTAAAGAGGAACGAGTTCCTCCACACCTTTGACGCAAAGGCCATAATGGTCTTGCCCAAGGAACAGCGCGTTAGTAGGGGTACATGGACGGATCTCCTTCAATATTTTACTGAGGGAGCTAAGGACCTGCCTTCACAGGCAGAGCACCTAAACGCCAAGAGCCTGAGAACTCTTGGAGTCCGTCATGGAAAGTTGCACGTAGAGATAAG